TTGAATATGGAAGTTTATCATAACTATCTTGTGTTCCTATAGCATCAAATACTTTATTTTCTATTGGAGCATATAATTCATTATATCTTTCTTTTTGAATATCTTTACCATTCTGAGCACTTGCTTTAGTCTTCTTAGTATACTTACCATTAGCAGGAGCTGAGCCAGCTACACGTGCGTACGTGAACCCTACAGCACCTGGTAAGCTACCACCCATAGCAAACTGACCTCCCCATGCAGGAGAATAGTTTCTACCTGTTGTATCATAACCATCTCCTACGTAACCAGGACCTACAGATACTTCTACATCATTAGGATTAAACTTTAGGTCATAGTTATCTTTAGTCTTTTTCTTTAAGACCATTCCTCCTTGCTCGTATTTATTTAACCACTTAGCCATTACTTGTAAGAAATTTGCGATGGTGTAATAATGAATTGAGATACTAAATTGGCTTCTGATGTATTATCAAGAATATGCCTCACCTTAAGTTCTTTAGCTCTTAAAGGTTCTTTCTTATATGATCTTTTTCCGTAATCCATATTAGCTTGATTTACAATCTTGTCTATTGATAATGACTCACAGCTCACCGTAAACAAAGGTACGGCTTTATTTTTAACTAAACTCCAAAATGTATTATACTGATAAAAATTATCAGATTTAGTATACATGATAGTTTTACTCTCAGCATTGTATATAGGATATTGTAAATAAGCTTTTAGGTTATTAATTGGTTTTGGTACCAATTCTAATACACCTGTAGACTGTTGACCGTTATATAACACTGCCTTATTGAACCAATGGTTGTCAGTTTCTATCTGAGCATTATCATTAAACACACCATCTGCTATAGGAAGATATTTATAAGCCTTTGTATAGTCTTTTACATTCTGAAGAATCTCATCATATGATTGATATGAGAATGGGTATTCAATAATGTAAGGTTCTATAATATCATAATACTTATTATAAATAGTTGTGTTAGCAAGATGTCTCCATAAAGAAGCTGTATTAATTGGAGTGTATACAACAGCAGCTATTTGTTCAACAGTCATTGTTGTAATGTCTACATCAATAATAGTCTTACACCTTCCTGTAGATTCTATAATAATTGAAGTAACAGCATCAGCAACACTAACTGTGTAACCATCAATAAGGTTATCTTTGGACACAGCTATACCCAAAACAGTACCTAAGTTATCATAGATATTGAACGGTCCTGTTCTGTTACCAGCTCCTGTTAATTTTATTATTACTATCTTAGCCATTTATTGTAAGTATTTTAACAAGTTACATAATTTGTAATCTCTCCACTTGTATTAATTTCTACAGCATATGTGTCTAATGGTCCTGTTAATTTACGCCAACCTACTGAACCAACAAATGGATTTGCTAAAGGATTAGTAGTGGTGTATAAAATTAACCCTACCATAGGTACTGTATTTCCAGATTCAGCCCAAACAATACTTGTTGTTGTTGAACTTGTACAAGCATCACCTGAAGTTCCAGTAGCTGAATTATCAATTTGATACTCCTCAGGAGGAGGAGAACATTGACCAACTTGACTTATAATAGCTAAACTGCCTTCTAAAACATTAGGTGTTGCATTATCACATAAACATGCATTTCCTGATTCACCATCAGTTAATACTCTACTTTGATTATTACCATCACAATCTGTCCACTGTACTATTGCACCTTCTGAACCTGCTGTAAAGTCCCAATTAAAACAACCAGCTCCTGCACCAATTGATTCACAATAAGTTGTTATGCTAGTTATTTCCATATCTACATAATTTGTACAACCAACACTATTAGATTTTACTCTAACTATAGTAGCAGCATCTGGCACCACGGTTGAAGTGTATCCAGCTAACAAAGCTGATTTTGCTATTCCTGTAGCAAATGCAGTAACGTATGCATCTGCATCTGAAAAAAGATTAAATGGACCTGTATCAGTTCCTGCTGCTGCGATTGTTATAATTACTGTTTGTGACATATATCGTTAATTTATTTATTGAAGAATAGCTGTTCCAGCAGTTAATGTACAATCATATGTTACTACAACAGCACTTCCTGCAGTTAATGTACAATCATAAACAGGAGGAGTAGGAGTTGTTGTACTAGTAGTTGTTACTGGTATAACATATTCTGCTGTACCACCTAAGTTACAATTTAATATAACTGTTGTTGTAGTTGTAGTAGTTGGACTAGGAATCTCCATAACAGCAATAGCTTCTAAATCACATCCCTCATTCAATCCTGAATAGAAGAAGTTGTTTTCAGCTATGTAATAGTTAGGAATATAACTATGGAAACTAACCCAGCTTTGTATATTTACACTGTATGATAGAGTCCACGACTTGTTACAGAAGTATTGTCTGTCTGTTAAACTAACTACCTTTCTTAAAGATAAATCACCATAAGCTTTATCAATATAGTACTCACCTGTTAATTCATCATATTGGATAACATCTACATACTCTTGTTGAGGAATGTAGTCAAGTTTAGATATAATTATTCTATCATACTTACTATCATATACACCATGTAAACCACAAGCATTGAAGTGATTATCTGTATCAGCATTAGGAAAATAACGTAATATCTCAAATGCTAAGTGGTCTGTAAAGAACTTATTAAGCCCTGAACCAAATGCAGACAAGTCTTGTATTTGACCACCCATTCCATTAATAAGAAACACTTGTCCTCTTTTAGCATCTATAGTTACTTGTCCATTAGGAATCTTCAATAAGAACTTATTTTGACTTCCTACATATCCAAGGTCTGTCTCAGCAAAATCAATTGGAGGAGCAGATCTAAATAGTGAAGGATTGCCTAAATAAGCAGCTTGAGGATTACTTGTATTTATTGTTAACAATGTATTATATAACAATGACTTGTTCTCAAATCTAGCTAATACAGCTTTGTTCTGAATACCGTCCAATGAAGTTAAATTGCCAAAGTTTTGAGGAAAGTCAAAGAATGCTACAGGAGCATAATTTAACCAGCTATTTACTCTTACGCTTGGATTATTAGCTTGTGCCTCAGAATAGATTGCTCTGAATGGAAAGTTTGTATAACACTGGTTGTTATCAAAATCTACAGGTAAGTGAGAAAAGAAATTTTCTTTATTCTGTTTTGAATATGTTACATTATATGTATATGTATTGTCAAATTGAATTGGAACAACAGATTGTTGTAACCAGTTATCAGGAATACCAGAACTCACGTGGGGGTAGAAGTCTCCTTCAAAATTATTAAATGCTTGACGTAAGTCTACATTTATAGAACTTTCTACATAATAATAAGGAATACCATAAGCAAATAGATACATCTTGCCCTCATATGAATAAGCTGTACTACTTAAAGCTGTACTACCTGGAGCAGCTGTAGTAGATGTGGTAGTGGTAGTATTACTTATAATAGTATAATCATTAGGACAATCAAGATAGTTTGCCTTAACAGATATAATATTTTTCATTAATGTTGTACCAGCCATGTAATTGCTTAGTACAGATCTAGCAGAGTACCAGTATTGTGGATAGGCAACATTACCTAATTCATCGTAGAATATATCACTATCATCAGGAGCTCCCACTCTATTATCAATAAAGAAAGGAAGTTTAGTTTTATAAGCAAATCTGCCAATAAAAGTATCTCCACCAAACACAGTTTGAATTCCTGATACATCACTTAATTGTTTTTGGAAACCTGTATCAATTGTATTATAAGAATATAATTGACCCCACTGATTAATGTTTATATTCTTAATAGATCCATAATAAGAAACCACTTTAATAGGTTCTTGTGTTTCTGGAGATGCACAAGCATCTCTTTGAGAAATTGTAAATCTTGAATCATCAGTAATTAAACTGTTCCCAGCAACTACTAAAGATGGAGTTTGTTCAGCAAATGGTAATGGGGTTACACCGTTTGGTGTTTTTAAATAAACAGAAGATTCTCTTTGAAAGTTATTTATATTATAAGTATCACCAACAGACTGAAAACCAGGAATAAGATATTGATATAAATCAAGTTCTCTTTGTTTAACACCTATATTACCAAATGCATCAGGAGCAGCGTTTTGAACATCTGCATTATAATCATATTGAGCAGTGGAATTAAATGAGTATGTAAAGTTTCTTCTGCTAATACCATTAATATAAATTGTTAAATATGCTTGGTAAGCAGTAAACATCGCTGTAGCATCTAATGTACCTGTAATTCTAGCAATGTTATAACTTGAATTCAAAGCATCTACTTGTGCTTGTTTAGTAATTAACTTATATAATGCATGATTTTTAACTTGTACAAAATGGGCTCTACCTCCTCCAAATACAGCACTTTCTAACTTAAGCACATTACCTAAAAAAGGTTGTCCAAAAGAAGTCTCTGGTGAATTAAACACCATTCTATATTTAGAACTATTATCAAATCCACTTAAGTTATTTGGAAAACAGTTTGTATTTTTATTATTAGTTGTTTCTAATATCGTATATTTATCAGATCCACTTACACGACTAGGAACAGTTGTAGAACTTACAGTAGTAGGATTATTTGGTACAACAGTTATATTGACACTTACTAATGAAACTGGATCAGTGTATATAAATGCTGTAGACGATCCATAAGCAGTTAATGTATAAGAAATAGCTGTAACGTTAGTAAATGTAGCAACTCCTGTAATTACTAAAGGAAGTGTAACAGAACATATTTCTGTCATACCAAGTGGCATATTAATTGCTAGTACTTCTCCTGAATAACAATCAGTATATTGTAATGTGCCAGCCGTAGTTACTACAACTTTAAATGTTTGACACTGAGAGTTATATGCATTATTCTGTTCAAGTAAGAATGGATCAGTTTTAATGTCATTATAAGGATAGTTAGGATAGTAATAGTAAGTAGCAGTAGGACTAGTTGGGTCCTCTCTTGTATACTTACCTACATTTCTTAACATACCTTTTGCTACAATAGATTTGTTTGTAGCTCTATCACCTCTTACAATTTTATATGCAACTATATCAGCTTTTTGATCAGCTGTTAAATTAGAATTATCAATTAACGATATTACCTGTTGTGTATTTATTTTAACACCAATAGGGTATAAAGCATTTGCTTTCTGCAATTCTGGAAGATTATAGTTTGGAGCCTGTGACTCAAACATTGGACTAACTAGAATATCAGGAAACTTATGATGACGAATCTTTTGTCCAGCTAAAGCTCCATATAAAAGAGTGTTACATGGATATTCTTCATTAGATTCCCAATATGCAAAATCACCAAATTTATATGGTGTAGCATTTCCAATATTAGGTCCTAAAGCATCTCCAACTACAGTTGCAGTGTTGTATATTTTCCAATAAGGAGCAGTTGTTCCTGTACCAATAAAATCAGCATTTGTAGATTTATCAACAACCACCAAATCATCAGCTGTAGCAACTCTACCAGGGATATGAAAACCACTTGTTTGTTTGCCGTTTCTTAATAAGAAAACAATTTCAAATGCATATATTTCATCACGCAGATACCCACGTAAGTTAGTAGCATTTAATTCATCAGCGTAAGTTTCTCCAGCAGGAATCTTATAAGTTTGCCATTGAAGATCAATCTTACTAGCAATACTTTGATAGTTAATTTTATCAATAGATGTAAGTTGATCCCATACAAGAATATCTTGTACAGCTGTTACATCTTGTGCAATATCATAATATGGAAACTTTTCAAATATTTCAGCAACTGTTAAATTAATTGCTTCTTCATATTGCCCTGTATAAGTAATTTGATTTGTAGCACCATCAATAAAATATGTACCTACTAATTGAACAGAGGTAATATCATTTATTGTTTTAATTACAGCCAAATTGTAATATTCAAAATATCCTGTTAAATCAATGTTGCTTATATCCACTACAATAGATCTTCCAACAGGATAGTTAAAATCAAGTGTTGTAAGCTTTGGATTTGCAATAGGAGTTGGATTAGTTACTGAATAGTAAGATGTGTATGCATCTCCTTGTGCACTACAATATTGAATAGCAAATTGATATGTACCAGCTCTTAAATCTCCCCCATTAATAATACTATTAACACTTAAACCTGGAATATTAAAATTAGGTTGTATCTTTAATTTATTACAATCAAGTATTGGTGTTACAATAGGATCACAAATAACATCATCTGCAAAAGTTGTAATATATGGAATATTATCAAGATCTAAATATCTTCTAGGGTTTAATCCATCTGTCCAATAAATCTCTGTACTACAGTTTGAAATCTTGTGTACAGCTTTTTGTATTGGATAGTTAATATTAAAGTTTAAACAAAGTCCTTCTACGTACATGTGATAGATACAATCGTTGTTATCCATGTATCCAATCTGAGAAGCCCCAGTTTCAGGATTAGTTAGAAAGAATATATGTTGATTCCTCTCTTGAATAAAATGTGTTCCAATAAGAAGAAAGTTCTCAGGAAAGTTTAGACATAACTCATTACCTGGTTCATTTTGGTAGTTTACAGCAGTGGCACTAAAATTCTCAACAGATGCATTTAAGGCATAAGTAAGCTTACCCTTCTCAACCTGGTTTACAGATGAGTCCATATTTAGTCCAGTTCTACCTAAACTAAATTCCTGTCTAATATTTCCTTGTTCTTGATCTGCCATAATTATTAATTATTTCTTCTCCTGCCGTATCTGTTAGTTCTATTAGGTAGTTCATATTGAGCAAACCTTTGCAAATCATTTTTAATTCTTCTTTGCTTCTCCCAAGGAGTTTGTTTCTTAATCTCAATATCAGCCATGATAAATGCTTCATCATGTAACTGTTTGTAATAAGCTAGCTTTTGTTGTATTTGTTGGAAGGTCTCATCATTAATTTGATTTGAAAGAGTTTCAAACACTTTATATTTAATGAATGCTTCTACAAACTCTCTAATACGATAGTTATCAGGAATCAATTGATTACCTATATTATCATACTCTGTAGCATAAAATAATAAATGTACTACACCATTTCTGAAGTTAGTAACAAATTTGTTATCTCTAATGTCAAATGAATCATAGCCAGCAGAACCAGGAGTAAACTCATGCACTGTTGGAGGGGGAGCATAAAACTCCCAAGCATTACTGTATTCAACCTCACAGTTGTTTCTTGCAGAAATGTTACCTGGTTTTAATAAATATTCTTGTCTATAAGATCTAGCTATTGCATTGTTTGTTTTGTATACAGCTTGTATAAGCTCAGGCATACATGTAGGACAACCTGTTGTACATTGAGGATTGGTACAGGGTACTGTTCCACTAATGATAGGTGCTATCTGAATAGTTGTTTGAGATGCAGCTTGTGAATAGAATGAGTTAGCTGATTGATAAGGATACCCTGGAATCTCAGTACACATCCAAGCTTCTCTAGCAGCATAAAAGTTATCAGGAAGCCTAGCTTGGAAGTCTTCAATATAAAGAACTTGCTCAGCAATAGCATAAGTTGTCCTACCTAACTTGTTTAAACACTTGTTTAAATAAGTAGGGAAAAGCAAATCATCCACAGCTCCTGTGTCAAAATAGCTTTTTAATTCTTCTTTAACAGTTGCATAAACTGGTTCAGGAGATACAAATCTGTACTTATAATAGTATGACATAATTTATTTTTTCCACTCACGATAGATGTGTTGATACGTATCGTTTGTTTTTATATAATGTGAGAGCAATCTTGATGTAACTCTTGAAGGTTTAAAATACCACAAGTCTATGTTTCTTAGTCTGGCAGTTTCTTTAAACCATACCCAGCCAAAAAAGTAACCCTCTGTGTGATAATTAAAGTTGTATATAATTTTTCCCTTCTCTTTAGACTTTTGCCAGTCTACTGGTAAGTTAATGTACTCCTTACCATTGATATCCTTAACCTTCTTTCTTTTCTTTTTATTGATTGAGAACTCACCAAACCCAAAAGGTAGCTTTGCTTTTTCTCCAGTTTCTAGTATATAACTTTTAAAATTCTCATTATAAGAATATAAAATGTTTCTCCACTCATCAAATGTAATTTTAATTGTGGGATGCTTCTTGCAAAAGTTATTGTAGTTTTCTTTACTGGAGCTTCTCCAATCAATTTTTATCCTCATTACTGGGTTGGTTGTGCATTAGGAGCTTGCCCATCAACACCGTTATCTGCCATATCTGTTTTAATACTAAAATATGTAGATAATAATTTTTGAGACGTAAGCTCTAATACTTGTTTCTCAAGATATCCTGGACAACCATATTCTTTATCCAAAGGATTTTTGCAGTATTCTTCATTAGTAACCTCAGGACCAGTTCCACAACCACATTCTGGATACGCAATATCATTAGGAATATCTTCTTCAAAGAATGCTGATATCCTAACTGATTTTAAATTTGGATTACTCAAATATAAGTAACCTTCATTTGCTATCCAATAGTATGTTTGTTTTTTAATAATAGGAAGTCCCAGTAAGTTTAAATATCTATTGATTGTAATCTCTTTAAACTTTGTACCCATTCCTCCCATAGCGTTTATAGAATAAACACCTTGTATTAAATATTGATAATTTCCTTCTGTAATCCTAGGAAGTTTATATTTACTTCTAGAAACAGTACATGGATCTACGTAATTACAACAGTCAGAAATAGGAACTTCTACCATTTCCAAACATTGGATGGTATTAAAGACAGTATCAGTAGCCCAAAGCTTTCTGAGATTTGTCTCACGTTTAACTAATAACTGTGTGTTGTTTCTAATCTCTGATGCTATAACCCTATCTGTGATAACGTTATCTGTGGATATAAGCTTATGCATTCCACGCACATCTGAAACTAACTTACGTAATGTTGCCATTATAAATACTGTTTAAATATATTTGTCATTCCTGACCCTTGTTCTATTAAGAATCCAGTCACTTCTGCTTTAGACATTGTATGACCGTTCTTATCATCCCAAAGGCTTTTAGCATTAGAAAATGCTGGTATTTGGTAAAATTTAATACCATTGAAGTCGTGACTAACCTCATGGTGTTTGTCTCCTGTGAATATGTAGAAGTTGTTATGGAAAGACCATCCTTCTCTAAATTCTATTGGGAATAGTGCTGCTAACTTAGCAGGCTTAATTGCATCTCCATGGTTAAACATCATTGCTGAACCACCATAGCTTATGTACTTTCTATACTTAGGAGAGCAGTCAAAAGTTAATCTGTCTGTGTTTCTAAAATACGTTTGTAACCAGTTAACCATATGCCATCCTACAAACTCATCATGATTACCTGCTACGTACACAACATTCACATTCTCAGCATATTGTAATAACATTGTAATCATTAACACCTCATGTCCACAGATGTATTCAAAAGATGTTTGATATGTATGAGTGTTTGTTTGAGGAGTACCCTTTGTGGTCATTCCTGTAAACTCACTGTTAAACTCATCAGAACCAATGATGTATGTAATTTGTTCTAAGTTGTTGGAAAGCTGTGCTTGATTAGCAATCAACTCTACCTTGTACATGATGTTAGAAAGCCTATCAACTATATCATTGTTGCCATCAATATCATATTTGTTTAAATGAGAGTCTTGTTTGTTGATAATTAACATACCGTTACTCTTACCATTTATAAACTTAGGACTCATAATGTCCTGACTAACAGGCTCATATGAAGCTAAAAAGTCCACAAAGCTATCTTGAAACACTTGCTCTGCAGACTTCTTTCCTAACCAGGCTTTTACTTGCCAGTGTGGATTATCTCCGTTTCCCCAATAGTTTTGTACGTATTTAGTTATCTCCCACTTATCTGTGTCTATCTTACACTTCTCAATAAGCTCATCAAGGCTTTTAATCTCTTCTGAGACATTGGCTACAATCTCTCCAGTTCCTTTCACTAGGTCTTCTGTAAACTTAACTACAGTGTCCTCTAGATCAGATATATAGTTGCCAGTGATGGCCTCTTCTTCTCTCTTTCTAATATCTGTTAATAACTCATCAATCTCTAATTCTGTCACTCCTAGCTTGTCAGCGTAATATTTCTTTGATTTTTTCCAGTGTAACATCTGCTGTAGCTGCTCCAAAAGGGGTTGGTTTCCAGACATATAGGTTTTAAGTTTGGTTAAAATTAAAGTAAAGGTATGAAACTTTTTTGATATTTTCCAAATTTAGTTAACTAATTTAATTATATAGTTTAATCAATTTGATTAGAGTTCAAAAAAAAAACCCCCAGGGTAGAAACCCCAGGGGATGCCCTGTAAACCAACAAACAGGGTTTTTAATAATTTATTATAAACAAGGCCCAATTTCTGTTATTGAAATAGCTTCAGAACTTGAATCTACAGAATCTCTTGCAGCACAAATTTCTCTACATTGCGTATTTACTACACTTGACTCTATAGATGTTCCATTACAACTTATGTAAGTAAAAGGAAAAGCATCTCTATCTCCTGTACCATCATTTGCACAAACCTCATAACCATAACATTCAATAGGAGGTATTAAAGTTGTACTTGAACTAGTTGTGCTAGTAGTACTAGTTGTTGTAGCAGGAGCACCTGATACATCTAAATAAAGATCTCTTTGACAAGCTCCTGTAGACCTAACTAAAACTTCTGTAGTTCCATCAGGAACAGTTGCGTTATAGCCAGCTACCAAAGATGCTCTAGATACACCAGAGATGATTATTGTTGAAAACCCATCTGCATTTGAGTATATGTTAAAAGGTCCTGTATCAGAACCAGCTGTTGTCAAAGTTATTAATACTGTCATGTTGGTTTATTTAATTAAGGTAATTTTATCCAATCAGATCCAGAATTTGTAGATCTCCAAAGTCCAGTTGTTTCTGAAGCAATTGCTACAAATGAATTATAAGAAATTGATACACTATTCCAAAGTTGAGAACTTGTCACTGGAGAAAGCGTACCAAATGAAACTGATTTATATAATCTACTTGTACCTGTAAGAAATTGCATAGCTATAATATTTGTACCGCTTCCATCTATAGTTATATCACCCCATTGAGTAGAAACTCCACCAAAATTTGCGTATGTTTCTCCATAGTCTATACTTCTTTTTAATTGAACAGCTCCAGGACTAAATCCATAAACTCCACCTTGATTAGCAACAACCACCTTTGATCCATCTGCATTTGTACTCACTGCAAAATATGTTTGATCTTCATCAAGTGCTTTAGGTGTAAAAATACTTGAGGCACTTGTTGTTCTTCCTACACTACCTCTAAGTGGTGCTATAGAAAAATTGGGACTAGCAGCATATTGACGATCACCTGAACTATTTATTGCAACATCATATACTAATTGAGGAAGAACATCAATACCTGCATTAATTGAAAACTCCACTCTTACAAAAGATACTCCATAGTCTGAAGATCTCCAAACTTGATTTAAGTATGGCTCGTTTATTGCTTCACCTGAATTCATTGAACCAACTATTACATATTGTCCTGTTCTATTTGTAGTGATTGAAGAATATGCATTACCTGTACCCCCTGTAGCATTCCAATTAACCCCATAGTCTGTAGATCTTACAATAGTAGATGGTTGTCCTGATTGTTGTACAGTGCAATATATATATTGACCTGTTCCACTTATTGCAACTCGTTTTATTAAATTTGCTGCAGCAGCTACAAAAACTGATCTATATGTAAGTCCGTAGTCATTAGAAATATATAACTTATTATTTGTTGAACATATTACAGCTACGTATTTACCATCATTTGAGCTAGTAACATCATCTCTACTTACAGCAACACTAGTAAAATAAAGATTGTTAGTTGGATTAATTGTAGTGGTTGTAGTTGTAGTACTAGCACATGGAATAGCTTGTGCTATTACATTTGTACAAGCTCCAGTAGATGTTACTGTCACTTGACTAGCAGCATTATCTACATCAACAGTTTTACCTGCAAGCAGTTCTGCTTTTGTAGCAGTTGATGGACTTACACTTCCAACATCTGCTGTAAGATTAAAGTTTGGTCCTAAGTTAGCACCTAACCCAGCTCCTAATGTTAATGTTATATTTATTGCCATTTTTTATTTTATTTTATATACACCCACCATCACATCTTGAAAATACGTTTAACGTTAATGTGTTTCCAATATCTCCACTTGTAACAATATATGTTGCTGAAAATAAAGTAGTAGAACCATTACCGCATGAAGCATCTGCTATAATACCAGATGTGTATGCGTTTGCTTTATCGTCAGGATTAGTACATCCATATGTAGTGACTTCAACATTAATTGAATCACCCATAGAAACAGCATATATACCACTTGCATTTGTACTTCTACTTTCAACAACTGAACCATTTACATATAAATCCATATTACCAATAACACCTGAACCACTTTCATTAAAAGTCCAAGATAAGTTCGCAGTTGAAGCAGTGTTACAAACTACAGTGAGTCCATTGTAATTACATTGAGGTATAGTAGTTGTACTAGTTGTAGTGCATGGATAGTTTGCATAACAACATCCTGAATAATTCACAGAAGATAAACGAACACCAACAACTGAACCTCTTAAAATTCCACAACCTGTTACAGGTCCACCTTCTCCTCCAGATGAACATGCAATAATTCCTATAGACCCACCGTAAGGAAGATAATAATAATATGTATTTCCAGAACAATCTTGATATGATATAGTTTGACTAAATCCATCTGACATTTGATTATATACTTCAACACCTGATACACAAGGACATGGATAGTCTTGATATTTAGGAGCTCGTGTATCAGGATAAGTAGACCAAGGGCTAACTGTACCATCTATATAGTAGTTAGTACTAGCTTCTCCTTTGCTCATAATACTACCATCAAGAGGAGGAGTTGTCCCAGGCTTCTGTATATATCCCATTGTAGCAAGATCTGCTCCTGTTACTAAAAAATTACTAACTTTCATTATTGGTTTAATTTAGCTTCTAATTCTGCTATGCGTTTTTCTAATTGTGCTATTTTTAATGTATGTACATCTGAATAGTTAACTACTAGTTTATCTTCTCCTGATACAACATCTGGTAAAATTGCTTGTACCTGTTGTGCAGAATATCCATATCTAATTTGATTAGACTCTTCATCTGTACGAGTAAATTTAATCACTTGTATTCCTAATACATCAATATTAGGATTTGTTTCTAATACATTTTTAAATCTGATATCTGATGTTTCATAGAATGAACCAGCATTTAATTGAGAACCACTAATTGTAACTCCTGTATTTGCTGTTGCACTGTTTGATGTACCATTTGCTGTAAGAACAGCTCCTGATGTTGTAGGAGAAATGGAATTAAATCCTGCTCCATTAGCTCCACTAGTTCCAGAAGTTCCAGATGTACCTCCTGTACTAGCTCCTGAAGAACCAGAAGTACCAGAAGTACCCCCAGTGCTAGCTCCAGATGTACCTGAAGTTCCTCCAGTACTTTGACCTGAAGACCCTGAGGTACCAGATGTACCACCTGTACTTTGACCTGAAGATCCACTGGTTCCAGTTGTACCAGAAGTACCTGTTGTTCCACTTGTGCCAGTTGTTCCACTTGTGCCAGTAGTTCCACTTGTACCGCTTGTACCTGAAGTTCCAGACGTACCAGAAGTCCCTGACGTTCCACTCGTACCAGATGTACCAGTGGTTCCAGATGTGCCTGATGTGCCAGTGGTACCGCTAGAACCAGCTGTTCCAGATGTTCCTGAACTACCAGCAGCACCTACAGGAACTAACATAAATACTTCACCACTAGCAGGATTTGTACCCTGAGCTGCAGTTTGAGTAACTATAAATCGTTCAAAACCCACTTCAAAAGGAGAAGTGGATACAATTTCTAATATTTTAAATCTAGAAGAATCAACCGTACTAACTAGCTTAAGTGCTGAGAAAGGGTTCAGTGCATCTAGATATGCTGAGAAGTCAGCACTAGGATTATATGATAAATCACTGATAGCAATTTGAGAAGCAGAGGCTAACCAACTTGCATCATTTAAAGTGAAATATGTAGCACCAGGATTAATGTCTGTGTTTGTACTAGGATTAAATCTCCATTGTGCAAGACCTCCTTCAAAGCCTGATGTACCAGATGTGCCAGTTGTTCCACTGGTTCCAGTTGTTCCTGAAGTACCAGTGGTACCAGAAGTACCAGTTGTTCCACTTGTGCCAGTAGTTCCAGAAGTTCCAGTTGTACCACTAGTACCTGTTGTTCCTGAAGTTCCAGACGTACCAGTTGTTCCATGAGTACCATCTGTACCACTTGTACCAGAAGTTCCATCTTCACCACTTGTTCCAGCAGTACCAGATGTACCTGTAAGACCACTTGTACCGTTTGCACCACTAGTTCCATTAATACCACTTGTTCCATCAGCACCTCTTCCACCAGATGTTCCACTGGTTCCTGAAGCACCGTTTGTACCACTTACACCAGAGGTACCAGAAGTACCGTTACCACCAGAAGTACCATTGGCACCAGATGTTCCAGATGTACCAGAAGCTCCTGGTGTACCGTTAATACCAGAAGTTCCTGATGTTCCACTTGTACCACGAGTGCCAGAAGAACCAGACGTACCTGAAGTACCTGTTCCTCCACCACCTGTACCAATGGCATCATCTAATTTTTCTATAGCAAGAGTTAAGCAGTTTCCGTTTTGAACTCCTGAGTTTGGTAAATTAGGACCAACGTATATTACATTATTTGAATTGCTAATGCACTCAGCACATCCACAGTTTTCACTAGGATGATAATAAGCGTTATAGCAAGGTGTACCAGGTAAACAAGACATTTATAGTTGATTTAGAATATTAAGGAATATACATGATGTAATAAGAAGCAATTACAGGTTGAATGTTTGGATGACCTTGATTACTACCAGTGTTTGTGTTGCTTACATTTACAGTTGTTGCTACAGTGATACCTGTTGTAGAAGTTGTAGTTTGAACATTCTTTGGTGTTCTATTTACAATACCAATACTACCTGAACTATCCCAACCTTCTGGTGTATTACCAACATAATGACTATGCCCAGGATCTGTTACAGTGGATGAAGCACTTGCTGTTGCAGTGTGTGTGTGACTAGGAAGTTGATTAACATTTATAGCCACTGTGTTTGCACCAGCAATATCTTCAAGATCATAATTTGGATTACCAGCATAAACAGGATCTACAGCAGCGGTTAATGGTCCACCAGGAACATTAAGAATAGCTCCTACACCAACTCTACCTCTTTTATCAGGAGTGCCGTTAGAACCATTACATAAATAGATTTTATCCCATCCTAATGTTCCTATACCAGCACCTGTACCATCAAAGTTTGTAAGAGGACCATAGTATTCAACTACTGTAAAAGGAACCATCTTTAAATAGTTCTGAGTTACATTACCTGATTGACCAGCTATGTAAGCAGCTATTAATGCATCTAGGTCAGACAGCTTTACATAGTTTGTGCTTACATCTAAATCTAATGCTGCTAAATCTGCCACTACAACACAAAGTCTTGTAATAACAGCTTGTAAGATAGCATGTGTGTCAGAAGAGGCTGTTACACCTGTAAGACAATCTATTGTATAATCTGCATTTAATACAGCAATATCAGCAGCAACTGCAGTCACCTGAGCTTGTAAACTACAAACAGATTTAACTAACGCTGTGAATAATTGAGTAGAATTAGGAGAAGTGATTCCTATTAAGAATCCATTTATAAGAGCACATTTATCACCAGAAGCAATAGTTATAACATCACCTGTACCAGTTAATAACGGAACAAGTTTAGTTGTAATCATTTCTTCTACATGAAGCAATGTATCTCCTGTAGTAATATTTAGAGCAGGGATAGTTGGACCTGTATATCTAACACATTGATCAGATACAGTCTCAACACATCCATTAAAACAACTTGTACAAGACATTTTATAATTTATTTATTTATTAACAATATTACTCTACTTGCAATCATCTCCACTGTAAAAGGTGCACAGTATTCTGGATTACAAAGTTTGTAAGTTAATATTTGTTTATAGTGTAGTAAGTCACCAATTACCTGTCCTGGAATAAAATAATTCAAGGAGTATACAATATTATTATACTGATCATTAGCTAACGCAGTTAGTCTAAGATCAATATCAGTTAATAGTGCAGGTATGCTAGCACACTCAATACAGTCCGTTAATCTTGGTGATAACATTTCTTATTCTTTGATTAATTTGTTTCAGCTTGTTATTACATGCTGAACACAAGCCATTAATTAATTGACATCCGCAGCCTACTTTAAGGCCACAATCTCTACAGTTTGCCATATCAATAGAAGTTATTTATATAGTTGTTTCCAGAACAACCACAGTTGTTCCTAATAAAATTATCTAATTGTCTATCTGCCTGTAAATATAATCTGTTAGCTGTATCTATTGCACAGTTATTAGCAGCAGCAATAGAGCCTTGAATCATATAATATATACTATTTAGATTCACTTTTGCTTGTGTTCTAATTGCACTATCACATTCCATCATATCAAGCTTCATGAAAGCATTATCAAATTTTTCTTGAATTCTTTCAGTACGCATTATGTTCTTTTCTACAAAGTTTAAATATGCAGGAGCAACAGAATATTTCATAAAGTATACACCATCTGGAAGAGGTTGCATACCTCCTGCAAGAGTATTAAGTCCTAATATAATAGAATTATAAACATTAAAATCTTGAGGTATAAAAGGAATAGACACAGGAACAGTATATCCAGGAATAGTAATCTCCATAGTTGGAGCAACAACATTAGGAGGCTGTGTATCATAAACTGATATATCAGCAACACCTAGTGTTTTTGTATTGAAAGTATTTATTACTAAAAAATCTAGAGTCATGTCTTTAAAATAAAAATGCCAGAGGACTTGAGATTATCCTCTCACCCTCTGGCATAGGTTAATATGATTCTACTTTTATTCTTAAGGAATCAAAGTAGTTGTTGTTGAAGTACTAGGCCAAATAGTAGTTGTAGTACTAGTTGTAGAAGTGATATCACCACTTTCATCAGATACAACACCCAAAGCAGCCTCTAATACATCTAAGATGTCTTGAGTTAACGCTTGTGGAGCAGCAATGATTACTTGAGAATCTTCAATGATATAATCACCCCACTTGTAAGCAGATTTGTCATACTCATTAAACTTGATATACAAAGTATCGTAAGTAGTACCATCAGTTACCCAAGACTCAAAGTTCTCGTTGTAACCAACCATTCTGTACAAATGCTTCAAATAACCAGCTTGGTAGCTATAGAAGTTTTTCTCTAATTGTTGAATCTCTCCAGAAGTACCAGAAACATAAGAACTACGTTGAGTAATTACAGCTTGAGCTACTTGGTTACAAGGATCATCAACAATGAAGTCAGCAGTTGTAGCTGGACCAGAGAAGATGAATGTACGGAAATACATACGGTCATACTCCCAAGGGAATGCAGCCACATCACATGGTTGTCCATAGATAGTCAAAGGCTTACCGCTAATAACTAACTTAGCACTTGCATTATTACCAACTCTTTGGAATTGATAGAAAGTGTCAAAGCTAATGTTGTCAGGGTTGTTACCTGGAGCTTTTTGACGTAACTTGATGATTAATTCATCAATTAAAGCAGGTACATCAACATCTGTACAAGGATCACCACCACATTCTAAACATGGAGCGTTTACAGTTACACTACGAGTGAAACCGTTGAAATACAATGTGTCAATGTAACTAGAGAAAGCACGTAATGTTAAAGTTACAACTTCACCTGGTTTTACAGTGAAATCACCAACTTCTGTTACTTGGTTAGCAGCAACTGGATTACCTGTAACTTTGTACCATTCAGATACATTGTCTGCAGAAATCTTGTCAGAACGCTTAGAACCTTGTAAATACGTGTTTACTCTACCTTGAGCTAAATAGAAATAAGGAGCAGCTGCAATGTTACCTACAGTTGCAACAGCATAGTTATTGGTATAAATACCAAACTGACCAGCTGTTAAGTCTTGTGTTGATCCAGAGCTAGGTAATGAATTTCCTACTGGTACAACAAAGAGGGTGGTTAATGAAAAATCCGCCATTTTGTTTTATTTTAAATTATGAAAAATTACTCGTTTGTTTGAATCCTCATCTGAGCTGATTGAACTGCAGACATGTTTTCTGTGTACATTGCTAAATTTTGAACTGTTAAATCTACTAATTCATCTTCTAAGTATAATTCAAGTTCGCAATTTTGGTTAATTGATGGTTGTCCATCAAAGTCAGTATACCCTACTGAATCAATATACACTGGGTATCTCATATAAGATATGTACATCTTACTTGGTGTAAATGTACCATCTGTAAATATACTTATCTCATCAGAAGATATAAAGTTGAATGTCTCTTGATATTCAAAAGAAGGTCTATAATGAGTATTGTTTAAAAGCACAGATAAATCACCATGCTTTGCCAAATCCTTATTAATCCATATCTTTCTATCAGTACATCTTCCTTTATTAGCCAAAACATATGAGTCTACATAGAACATATATTTAGGAACTAATAAATCTAAATCAGCAGACCATTGATTTAACTCTGTGTTTTTTAAAGTTAGAGATAGTTCACCATCAATATAGTTCACTACCAATCTTTGTAGGTCTTCGTAACGCTTTTTAAAAGAGTCAAAGCCCATACCTGAAACTGTACTAAACCCATCAACCTTTTGCTTTATAAGCTTTATCTGAGCTTCATTTAAAGCTAAAATTTTGTCTTCTAGGTTAATTTGTTGATGCTCGTTAGTTGATAGTTTATTTAGTTTCTGGTCTATCTTATATAATAAACTATCTACAGGGATCATACAGAGGCTAGTTTTTTAAGTTTCAATTTTTGTTCCAAAGTGATCAATGCATCTTGATTATCTTCATCTGCTAAGAATCTGATTAAATCATCTTCATCTTTTGCAATAGCATGTTCACCTTCATATACTTTGTCATTTGCTTTTATTCTATAAATAGAATGTGCAACTGCTTGTTTTACTAAATCTTTAATATGGAGTAAGTTTTCACTCATGTCTGCAAATCTGTTAAACACTTCTACAGGATTTAAACCAGCGTGTTTACCATTTTTGAATTCAGTTTGTTTTAATAGGTTGTCTACTTGGTTATATACAGACTCTTCTTTAGAATCTTCACTAACTGGTAAACCTAATAATCTTGCTACCTTACGTTTCTTTTCAGGAGTCATTGCATCAAACTTAACAATAGCCTTGTTGATCAATTGTTTCTTCTTGAAAATCACTTGGTTTTCAATCTCATCATCAGCAACATAAAATTGTATATCTGCTGAATATTCACCACGCTCCCATGCTTGATAGCTAGAAGCAATTGTTGGATGAACTCTTAACCATGCAAAAGCTAACTCTTGAGATGGATTACTAAAATCAAAGAAGTTATCACCATCCATTAACTTAACAGCTTGTACATGTAGTACATCATCTGTAGATGTAGACAATCCATAGTTCCAAAATTTAGAACGAGGACCTAAGTCAATATCACCCATAGCAGCTTCAAGTTTAGCTTTCAATGCTGTAACTCTTTCAACTTCTAACTCTCTTTCAAGATTATCACTAATGCGTCTAATGTAAGCAGCATTTGGATCAAGACCTGTTCTGTACTGTCCATCAAGTTCTTTATAAGGATACTTGAAAACACCTGTACCAGGAATTCTTGTTAAGCCTTTCTGTGCAAGACCAGCCTGCATCGTTTGTAACTGAGAATTGTTATACTCTTTTTTTAACGTAGAGATTTTTCCTATCTTACCCATATGTAGTTGTTTTTTATTGGTTTATTTGCAGATGGTTCCCATTGAAGGGAATGCGGTGGGGCATGGAGCCCAAACCCATCCATCTGTGTAAGAAGATTCCCCCTCGTTGAGGGAGGGGGGAACATCTTCTCTGTGTAGTTTTAAGGATTTTAACCCTTAACTCTTTTATTAGAATTGAGGAATTTCTTCAATCAATACTGTTCTAGATAAATCTTCAATGAATACATCACAACGATCTTTCATCCAGATTTCGTATCCTGGGAATTTATTTGCAGAACTCATACCTTGAGACTTAGCAAAGCCTAAGTGGTGACGAGTACCATCAATATAACCCCAAGTCATAGAAGGAGCACCCTTCATACGTACTTCACGAATGTTGTTGATCATAGAACCATCAGACATTGGAGATACATCAAACACCATAAATACTGGAGTTGACTTCTTATTCTGACCAAATTCTAAGTTTGTTTGAGGAAGATCTAATTCTTTCAAGTGGATCAATTCAACACGACCAGTCTCACGTGTAACCATTGCATCAAATGCAAAGTTGTAAGTAATGTGTTGACCTTCTCCTTGTAAATATCTGTTACCAGAATCAGCCATGAAAGTTAAACCTGAATTCAATGCATCATTCTTTAAAGCTTGTTGGAACACGTCAAAACCAGCTTCGTTAGTGTACATTTTAACTCTACGATCCTTAACATCAACACGTCTGTAGAACAAGTCACCAAACACTGAACGAATCAAGTTTGCAGTGAACTCACCACGGTTGTATTGTACTAAGTTACCGTTATTACGCATTCTGTGGTAAACACCAGCAGATGTACGCTTTAATTCTTGCTTAGAACCATTAGTCTTCACGGTACCAGGCTTAGCCCAGATCATACGCTTAACTTTTAATTCTAACATAGACTTACGCATCCAGAACTCAATAAATGGTTCCCACTTAACATCATTACGAGTTAAAGGTAATTGGTTACGTCTTTGAGGAGCATATACTAAAATGTCTAAAGCTTTACCAGAAGCATCAACCATCATCTTATCATCAGCCCACTCAGTGATTTTGTGCTCATAACCATATGCAGAACCTAAAGATTCAAACATTGTGATTTGCTCACCTAAACGAGGAAGACCTAATAAGTCTTGGTCAAATTCACCAATTGCAGCATCAACTAATTCCAATTCAATACCAACTCTTAAGAAGTTAGGACTAACGAAATCTACAGTTGGATTGTCTGTAACTAAAGTGAAAGTGTATAAGTAACCCATGTTCCAGTTTACTGGATCTTTGATTACATAGAAACGAGGACCATACTGACGAGTACCTACAGATACAATTGCATTCTTAGAGAACTCATTAGTATCAATTACTAATTGGAATTCTTGACCATCAATACCTGGCTTGCTCAGCTCTAAAGTACTTGTTGGAATGTCAATGATTTTAGGGAACTTGTATGGAACTTGTACCTGCCACTTCCAAGCATCACTGTTGTTGTCAATATAGTAAGGAGTGCTCTTGTTAATCATGTCCAAGAAGTCATTACTGTAAAGAGAGCTTTGAGTATACAAACTGATAATTTTCTTATCATAATCTGCTGGCTCTGTAGAGTGAAAGCTTTCCAAGTGGTTAGCATCTGTTAATTTACCTACAGCACGCTTGTCCATAGAAGCTACTCTTGCGTAAGTAAAACCAGTTAAACCTGGAATTGTTTGAATTGCCATTTTTTTATTTTTTTAATTAATGTTTATTGAAATTGTTTATTGAAACCATGAGTTAGCTTTGACTGGTTGTTTAGATTTCACAGCACTTTTACTAACCTGTCTGGCTACCTCACCAAACAATTCATTTGACTTTTTGGTGACACCATTCTTTTGAATCGTAGAAAGTGTAGGATCTTTTTCCAAGATCTTAAGTAAAAGAGCAACTTTCACTTTTCTTTCATGATTCTCAGGACGTTTAAGTTCTAGAATAGTACGATCAAAGTCTGTTAATGTTTCACCAGAATTTGTCTTGTACTTATCTGTTACTAAGAAATCTTGTAGTTCACCAGCCAGTTTTGGATTAAGAGGAATACCATCAAACTCTTTTGCTTTTAGCTTGTCTTGTAACACTTGGGTTACATTATTAGCATATTGCTGTTTATATTGAGCTTGTTGTTGTAATTGTACTTCTTTCTCTTGTTCCATTTTTTGAAGCTTTACAGCTTCTTTCTTTACTAAGACCTTGTGATGCTTTGTAGCAACACTTTCAAGATCTCCGTAGTTCTTAAGTCTTTCAACTTCAGATGTAACATCTTCAGGATCAAATCCTTGATCAGCTAAAGCTTGTTTAATTACAGAAACCTGATTTGCTTCTTGTGCAAGATCCATTTCAGCAAATGATTGAATTTGGTTATATGTACCAAAGTAATCTTTAGGATCAACTCCTTTTACAAATATGGCATCAAATGCATTACGATAATCTTCTCCAAATTGACCAATGAAGTTATCAACCACTTCAATAGCTCCTTTCTTTTTCTCAGCATTAAACTTCTCTAAGAATTGTTCTGGAGTTGTAATTGGTTCTTCTTCTTCATCTTCTCCTTGAGTGAATACACCCAGTTTGAAAAGGTCTTTAGATAAAGATGAAAATGTTGACTCAGGAGCATCATCTCCTTCCTCTTCATCAGCATCATCTTGTTTACTATCTTGTTTACTAGTTTTTGCAACTGGTTGATTATCAGTATCTTCTGAATCATCACCATCTTCTTCATCGTCTCCACCTAATAAGAAGTCTGTTAAAGATTTCTTTTCATCAGGTTTTTTATCAGAAGTGTCATCACTAGAATTGTCTGCATCAGGTTTTTTACCTGAATTTGCAGAAGTAGTTTTTTTATCAGGAGCAGGAGGGGGAGTGTCATTAATATCCTTAATGTCATCAGGATTAGATGTAGCACTATCAGGGCCCATTAAATCGTTTAACAATTCAGCGTTGCCCATTCCCATTTCCATTGTATCTTGGATACTAAAGTTCCCAAAACCTGGATTATCTAGATTTTCAGCCATATGTAGTTGAGTTTTAATTGGTTTTGTAATGTAAAAGTATACTATAGTAAATTAATATCAAAGAGATGAAGCTCTATATAGATCATTATTTAAGATAATATAGCATTAATATTTTTTACTCTAATCTAATTTATTAATAAAGTTGTCATTTATAAGTCTAATGCTTCTTATTGGAGCTAGGTCAGTGAGTGTAACTTGTTGAACTTCAACCCCCCACTTCTTAGCTTCCACCCTCACTTTCTTAGTAAGAGTGTTATCAATTTCAGCATCTGTACACTCATCTAATGTCATAGACATAATGACATTTTTAATGATAGCTTGTGCCATATCTGATATAGCATCTTGAGCATCCCAAACTTCTAATAAGAATATTTTAACGTCAGCTATCTTATATTTAATCAATCCTTTCACAACAATATTCTGTTTATCTGCTGTATACAAAGATTGTGCATCAAGACTTAATGTTGTAGTGACAACATGCTGGTCAATCACCTCGTCAAACATTGGAATTTTCAAATGTATTCCAGGTTCAAGAACTTTTTTAAATTTTCCAAACCTAAGTAATACAGCTTTCTCGTAATCTCTTATTATAATTATTGGGGTTAGTTGTAACCACCAATTAGATATAATCTCAATCAGTTTATCAAACATAACTATTTAGTTTTCTTGTTCGCCCTACCTTTAGCATTCTCTTTAGCAATAGCTAAATCATTTGCTTGATTCTCTCTAGATACTTTTAACTTTTCTTTTTCTACTTCAAGTTTTTGTAAAGCTAATGTATTTTTAGATTGAATATCGTTCATTTTTAATTGATAATCATTAGCAGCTTTTGTTTGTTCACGCATTAATTTATCAACTTCTAAAGCATCAGGAACTCCATTTATGTCTGTATCTGGTAATCCCCCTTTAGATTCAGCAGAAATAATAGCAATTTCTTTCTTATTAATTCTGTCTAATGCATTTTGATAATCATCATGAGCTATTTTTTCAGCTTGCATTTGTTTAGCACTTTCAATAGCTGCCATAGATTGCTGTTGCTGTTGCTCAAGTTCTTGTTGCTTTTGTTGCATTTGTTGATCTTGCATTTGATCTTGACGATCTTTAAGTGTCTTAAACACCTTCTTCATCTGACGTACAGAGTTAGTGCTGTAAAGCTCAATGATATCATGTAATGAACCACCGTTTTGTAAAACAGCTTGAGATAAGCCTCTAATTTCATTAAACATTTTCTGATCTTCTGGTCTATTAGTTAAATACACTTTAAGATCACGGAACTTAAGATCTGTACCATTCACTTGTACAAATGCAGATTCTCCTTCGTTAGTAATATATGAAATAGTTGACTCAGGTTTTTTAGCTTCTACATATAGTGATGCATCAATTATAGCTTGATAAAGCTGACCTAATACGTATTCATGTGCAACAAATATAGGCTCAGTTTGAGAATATGATTGTGTAATAGCAGTGTTAGTACCTGTAGCTGATTCACTAGCTGAAATAGATCCCATACGTTGTCTAGACATACCTATCAATTCCCAACACTCATTCTTTAATTGTTGAGCTAGTGTATATCTAGATTGGATCTCTTGCGTACGTGTAAGATCAATATCACGGAACTGGTTAAATGATGATGGGCTCTTCAAATTTTCTGGAGAGTCATCAATAAACATTACACCACGGTTACGTGCTTCCATTTCCCATACATCAAGAGCATCTTGAGCATCTCCATCTTTAGGAATAGGAATATGTCTAATAGATGTTAAATACACCTTACCAACTTCTTTTTCTAACAGCTTGTATAATTGATTCATACAAACGTTATAAAGAACCTGAAAAGGTTTCATCATATCTACCAAGCTTCTAGCTTCTGTATTCTTAACTTCATGTACTAATCCAATGATAGGACAATAAGGAAGTAATTTATATGGTTTAATATGATAGATGTCTGGACCAATCTTAACTCCTTGGTACCATTCATTAATCCATCCCCACTCTAACGATTGTTGTGTAGGAATAGTTCCAGATTTGTAGTTTTCATCTACTAGTAAAGATTGCTCATTACCTAACTCATCTAAGTAAATTAATTTACCAATCTTCTTTTTAGAAATCCAATATGTACGTACAACAACATACTTGTAACCAAATGAACTAACATTAGATGTAAGACCTAAGAAGTCTTGTAAGCCATCATTGTTCTCTTTCATTTCAGACTCAATTACCATTCTTGTTTGTAACACTAATGGATCATATGTATCATATTGTACTGAATCAATACCTGGAATAGCATTAGGATTACCTAGATTAGATTCACGTACGTTAATCAAACCATAGTCTTGTAATGAACTACGTAAGTGATCAATCTCTTCTTTAGTGATATCAGGGAACGTTTCAATAATCTCAGATAGTTCCATCACCATAACTGTACCAGCAGCATATGCTCCTTGTGCACGTCCTGAAGGATCTGAAATATATTTTCTATCTGGTGTAGTTAAGAAGAATGTATTCTTAGGGTTAGCCACCTCAATATTAAATCCAACTTTTGAGTTATCTTCATATACATGATAGAACTCTCTAGAAGAAATTAATAAATCTCTAAACGCATCTTCACTTTTTTCTTTTAAAATAAACTCAGCTTTCTGAGCTGTTAATACATGATTAGCCCACTTCTCTGCAACAGATGTATAAGAATCAAGTTGATCTTTTACATCCTCCATTGTCATTTTTTGCAAGTCTTCGTCAGAGATTTCTTCTCCTTTTAAATCAGCTTGTTCTTGTATTTTAGACTGAGCTTGATTAATTACATAATCTTGTAATATACTTGTTTTAAATTCAAGCTCTTCAGACTTACTATCATCATCAAATGCCTTCACACGGAAAGCATCTGGACGTTTAGAAATCTCACCTACTAATTCATTAATAGGTGTTGTCATTATAGAATAATGTTTTACATATGCAGGAAGCTGTAAATCAGCTGTTAGCATATCTGTAAAACTTCTCACCTCAGGTTCTTGGTAAAAATCCTCATGTCTTAAAATACCCTTAACAAGATCGTAGTTCTTAACAAACGTATCACGGTTCTTTACATACTCAGCGTAAGCTTTGTTTGCAAAGTAGTCCATTGTATTCTTTATCCAACTCTCATCCATCTTTTCCTTCTCAGTTTTAAACTGATCAGGGAAGATGTTTAAATAGGCATACCTAATTGTTGCGTCTTTTGTATATCTTATAATTGCCATTATGTAAACAATTTATTTCTTTTATATTTATTATGAGAGGTTCCAAACATCCCACCTCTTGATTCTGTAAACAGTACGTTTCCTTTCTTCTTACTAAACATTGCCTTCACTCTATCATCAGATGTTCCACCAATCTTACCCATAATAGGGTCCATCTTTAATGCTTGTGCAATAGCTAACTCTGCAGCAATGATTCTATCAAAGTTACCTGAATCATTGTATTGTATAATCTCTTCAAGCAATACAGGATCAAATATCTTACTCACCCCTAGAACTTCTCTTATAGTATCACCAGCCTCATTTGTTTCTTTGAATATCACAGACTCCATATACTTCTTTAAGCAGGTGTGAAGATACTCAATTATTTTGTCACTTGAACGATGAATTCCATAATCTCTTTTAACTGTTGTGTTTGGAACAATTTCTTTAAGCCATTCAGGTTGTTTCTCTAAATAGTGAGCATCCCCTTTGGCCTTCATATATTCTATAAATGATATATCATCATTCTCACACAGTGTTCTTGCATTGTAATACTTAATAAGAAGTCTAGCTTGTTCTTCCCAAATCTCTTTCTTATCAGGTCTTGCACAATACGAAGCTACGAACATATCTTGATATTTCTCACCACTAATTTCATGCATCCTTTTATATATGAACACAGAACCAAGTGAACTTGAATATGCAGATTTACCTTGTCTATAAGGGTCAACTCCTGCTACATACAATCCATAAGGAGGGTTTTCTACAGGAAATTCATATATAACTATAGGAGCATCTTTTGTATCACTGTTCTTTAATGGAAAGTTAGATATAGGAAGCTTGTCTGTAAACTCATGCTCAATACCATTTTCTCCAGAGAACAATATAACAGGAG